GGCTCAACTTCAAACGCATTAGACAAAGGTGGAGACAATTTTAAGAAATTATATAACGCATCAGATGTCACCAAGAGAAATAGAAATGGCCAAACGAAGTCTGGTTTATATTCTCTGTTTGTCCCAATGGAATGGAACTACGAAGGATTTATTGATGAGTATGGAATTCCAGTTTTTGATACACCAGACGTCGATGTGCTCGGTCCAGATGGTGAATTAATAGATGTAGGTATTATAGAACATTGGCAAAACGAAGCTGATGGTTTAAAAGGTGATCATGATGCTTTAAATGAGTTTTATAGACAATTCCCTAAAACTACTGAACACGCATTTAGAGATGAGGCAAAAGGAAGTATATTTAATCTCGTTAAAATATATGAGCAAATAGATTATAACGAAGAAATGTCTAGAACTCTTGGTATTACACAAGGTAATTTCCAATGGGTTAATGGAGTAAAAGATTCACGGGTGATATTTTATCCAGATCAAAAGGGTAGATTTAAAATTAGTTGGACACCTAAAGTAGAATTACAAAATAGAGTGGTACTTAAAAATGGTATAAAGTATCCTGGTAATGAACACATGGGAGCGTTTGGTTGCGATTCTTATGATATATCAGGGACCGTAGATGGGCAAGGTTCTAAAGGAGCATTACACGGCTTAACCAAGTTTAGTATGGAGGACGCTCCTGCGAATAGCTTTTTTTTAGAATACTTATCAAGACCACCTACGGCTGAAATGTTTTTTGAAGATATGTTAATGGCTATAGTATTTTATGGTATGCCAATACTCTGTGAGAATAATAAACCTAGACTACTTTATTATTTAAGAAGAAGAGGTTATAGGGGATTTAGTATGAATAGACCAGATAAAGTATGGAACAAATTATCTGTAGCAGAAAAAGAAGTTGGAGGAATTCCAAACTCTAGTGAAGATATAAAACAAGCGCATGCTGCTGCAATTGAGATGTATATTCAAAACCATGTAGGTATAAAACAAGACGGAACATTTGGTGATATGTATTTTAATAGAACATTAAATGATTGGACAAGATTTGATATAACAAAAAGAACTAAATATGATGCTACAATAAGTTCTGGCCTAGCGATCATGGCGAACAACAGGCATTTATACGCGCCAAACGCGAAAATAGAAAAACCAAAAATAAATATAAATATTGCTAAATATTCTAATAAAGGTAATATGTCTAAAATAATTAACAAATAAATATGGCTAAATCAGGTATAAAGGGTTATTTTCCAAGTCAAGCTGTTAGTGACTTAGAGAAAATAAGTTACGATTATGGGTTAAAAGTTGCTAAGGCTATTGAAACTGAGTGGTTTAATAATGATAAGCACCAAACTCGATATACTCAAAATATAAATAATTTTCATAGTTTAAGATTGTATGCTAGAGGTGAACAATCTGTTCAAAAATATAAGGATGAGTTATCAATAAATGGTGATTTGTCCTATCTTAATTTAGATTGGAAACCAGTTCCTATTATACCTAAGTTTGTAGATATAGTTGTAAACGGTATAGCAGATAGAGCGTATGATATAAAAGCTTACTCCCAAGATCCATATGGTGTTAGTAAACGTACAGCTTACATGGAATCGATGTTAAGTGATATGCGTAATAAGGATTGGAATGCGTTTATAGATAATACTTTTGGTATTGAAATGCAGCAAAATCCATCAAAAACTATACCTAGTACAGAAGAAGAGTTAGAACTGCATATGCAACTTAGTTACAAGCAAGAGGTTGAATTAGCAGAAGAGCAAGCTTTAAACACTTTATTTGATGGAAATAATTATGATCTTATAAAGAAAAGATTTTATTATGATTTAGCAACAATAGGTATTGGAGCGGTTAAAACAGGGTTTAATACGTCAGAAGGTGTTGTTATAGATTATGTAGATCCTGCTAATCTAGTATACTCTTATACAGACTCCCCTTATTTTGATGATATATATTATGTTGGTGAAGTAAAGAATATTCCTATAAACGAACTAGCAAAACAATTTCCTTTTTTAGAACAAAGCGATATAGAAGAGATACTTAATAATAAGCAAGCTACATCACATCACACTGTTAATAATCAAGAAGAAGATAATAACAAAGTACAAGTTTTATATTTTAATTATAAAACTTATATGAACGAAGTATATAAGGTTAAAGAAATGGGTACTGGGGCTGAAAAACTAATACCTAAAGATGATTCTTTCAATCCACCAAAAGATAAAGAAGGTGGTTATAGTAAATTACTAAGGTCAATAGAATGTCTTTATGAAGGTGCTATGATACTAGGTTCAAATAAACTTTTGAAGTGGGAAATGTCTAAAAATATGATGCGTCCTAAAAGTGATTATACTAAAGTTAAAATGAATTATAGTATAGTTGCTCCTAGAATGTATAAAGGTAAAATTGAATCGTTGGTTAGTAGAGTTACTGGTTTTGCAGATATGATTCAGTTAACTCATTTGAAATTACAACAAGTATTAGCTAAAATGGTACCAGATGGTATATATTTAGATGTAGATGGATTAGCTGAAGTTGATTTAGGTAATGGAACAAACTACAATCCACAAGAAGCGTTAAATATGTTCTTCCAAACTGGTAGTGTTATAGGTAGATCGTTTACTGCTGATGGAGAAGGGAATCCAGGTAAAATACCTATTCAAGAAATACAAAGTGGTGCGGGTAGTAATAAAATCCAAACTTTAATTGGGAATTATAACTACTATATGCAAATGATTAGAGATTGTACTGGGCTTAATGAGGCAAGGGACGGTAGTATGCCAGATCCTAAATCACTGGTAGGTATACAAAAAATGGCAGCGGCAAATTCAAATACAGCAACAAGACACATTTTACAAGCTGGACTATTTTTAACAGCCGAAGTTGCAGAATGTTTATCTCTTAGAATATCTGATATTATAGAATACTCACCAACGGCAGACGCATTTATACACGCTATAGGCGCTCATAATGTTAGTTTATTAGCTGAAATGGGGGATTTGCATTTATATGATTTTGGCATATTTATAGAACTTCAACCAGATGATGAAGAAAAAGCGTTGTTAGAAAATAACATACAAATAGCATTATCCCAACAAAACATAGAGTTAGAAGACGCGATTGATTTAAGAGAGATTAGAAATATTAAACTTGCTAATCAACTACTTAAAATACGTAGAAAGAAGAAATTAGAAAAAGATCAAGAAATGCAGCAGGAGAATATACGAGTACAAGCTGAAGCTAACACTAAATCTCAACAAGCTGCGGCAGAGATGGAAATGCAAAAATCACAAATGATAGCGCAAACCACAATGCAATTAGAACAAGGGAAAACTCAGAACGAAATGGCATTATTAGATTATGAGGCTAAAATCAAAAAAGATTTAATGGATCATGAGTTTAGAATAAATGCGGCATTAGAACAAATGAAAACAAGTGACATTGAAAAAGAGAAGTTTAAAGAAGATCGTAAAGATAAAAGAACAAAAATACAAGCCACTCAACAAAGTGAGCTTATAGATCAAAGAAATACCGGAAAACCACCTAAAAACTTTGAGTCCGCAGGTAATGATATACTAAGTGGCGGGTTTGATTTAGGTGCGTTTGATCCTAAGTAAATTTTTATTAACTATTATTATATTATATTATGGCAAAAAAGAAAAAAGAAGAGATAGTAGAACAGACTATTGAACAACCAAAAGTAGACAATACAGTCGAAAAAATTAAGGTAAAGAAAAAACCAATTATGAAAAAGCTTAATCAAGATGATGACCCTATCAAAGTTGATTTAAGTAAACCACCAAAAGAAAAAGAAGAAGATGTACAACCAGTTGATGATACAAAAACCGAGGAAGTTCAAAAAGAGGTTGTTGAAGAAACGACTGATAAAAAAGAGGTTGTTGAACAACCTACAGAAGAAAATACTGAAACACCTATTGTAGAAGAAGTTACAGATGAAAAGGTAGAAGAAACAGTTGAAGAATTAGAAGAGAAAGTTGTAGATGCTATAACTGAGGCAGAAACAACAGGTAAACCAATTCCAGAAAATGTCCAGAAACTAATGGATTTTATGGAAGAGACAGGTGGTGATTTAGAAGATTATGTTGCTTTAAAACGTGACTATAGCAAGTATGATGATGCATCGTTATTAATGGAGCATTACATGCGTACAAAACCTCATTTAACCGAAGATGAGATAAGATTTACATTAGAAGATCAATTCTCTTGGGATGAAGATGTAGATGATGAGGTAGAAATAAAAAGAAAACAATTAGCGTTAAAAGAGCAAGTTGCCAACGCTAAAGCTCAATTGGAAGAGGGTAAATCCAAATACTATGAGGAAATTAAAGCTGGAAGTAAGTTAACTTCTGAACAACAAAAAGCAGTTGATTTCTTTAATAGATACAACA